GTAGTATAACCTTTCTTAATTCTATCAAAATCTGATTTTTTAAGTGTAAAAGAAACATGCTCATCTGGCATATTAATACTTTTAGTTGGTGCAACAATAACTGATTTATCAGCAAAAAAATATTTTACTGCTTGTTTAGTTTTACTGTCACCTATTGTAACGTTTGTACCACCATTAAATTTTAATGCTGGTGATTCAAATAATTCAACTGATCTTAAAAACTCTGATAGATCATATATAGCAAACTCACTGTCAAAGGTTTCAGATATATCTGCCTCTGCCAATATGTTTTTCATTGTTGAAATTGTTTGAACTTTGTTTCCTGGTTTAACAAGAATATTTTGATTAATATCTGCAAAGTTTTTAAATACAGCTATTGTATCTGTGCTTAGGTTCATTTCATCTCCTTATCATAATTTAATAATAATATAACATAGTGTACTGCCTTTAATAAGTCAGCACGATTGTGTCCGTTTTTCTTACCATATCTACACAAATATTTAATTGCATTTGCATGGCAAAAATCTTTTCCAATTTTAAGTGTTTTTAATAAATCTAAGACTTGAAACCCACCCTTACCTGTTGAGTAGTGTTCTCCGTAAGTTGATTTAATATAATCACCTATCTCTTTTAATATTTTATCTTCATTGTATTTCATAATATAACTCTCAATATACCATAAAGGCGCCCTAAAGTCAAGCCTAGGACGCCTTTAATATTATTTTTTAGATAGATAATCGCTTTCTTCGGCTGTGTATGGCCACATGTATTATCTTACCTCTATAGTTTGTGGTTTCTTGTGTTCTGGAATTAATCTTTCCAATGACACTCTTAAAAGACCATCTTTTAATTCAGCGCCTTTAACTTTAACATCATCAGCGATTGTAAAAGATTTAGAGAAGTATCTTTTAGCGATACCTTTGTGCAAGATTTCACCATCTTTTGATTCTTCTTTGTCTTCTTTTTTAGATTTAATTGATAGTACGCCGTCTTCCAGACCTACTTCAATGTCATCTTTTGAATAACCAGCAAGTGCCAACTCAATGTCGTACTTATTTTTTCCTTGTTTTACGATATTGTAAAACGGAAAAGTAGGTGCATTGAAAGACGTAAAATCATCATCAAACATTCTTTCAAAATGATCGAATACGTTATCAAATCCTACTGTTACTGGTCTTAATTGATTGAATATACTTAGTGCTTTATTAGTCATTATTTTCCTCCTTATTAAGCAAGTTAGTATTTGAGAACCCTAATGGCATTCTCTCTTAACATATAATCATTTTTATTTATATGTCAAGTGTTTGGTGATTTATTTTTGTGTAGGTCAAATCACCAAATATCCTACATTTCCTACTAACTTCGTTTTAATCGGGTGTTAGCAACCCTACAACACGAGGACTTACGAACTGCCTCACTAATATATATACAGACTCAGATACCTAACATGGCTCTTTTTTTCGCCTGATTTTTTAGGAAATTTCTTCGTTGTTCTTTTTTCTTAGCACGTTTAATCTCTGACGGCTTCTGATAGTATTGACGATCTCTTAACTCTTTTAAAAGACCATTCTTTTGAACTTTCTTTTTAAGAACTCTTAATGCTTTTTCTACATTATTTCCTTTAACAATAACTGTTACCAATTTAATATACCTCCTTTCTTCATACTGCTATTCCTCTATTTTGCATTTCATTATAGAAAGTGTTCCAATCTAAAACTCCTTGATAATTATTAAATTCTGAACTGATTGCAATTGTGTTTGCCTCTGATACGTCACCACCTTTACTATAAGGTTTATCTTTGTGAGCCGCAACAACTTTTTCAAAAGGTATTTCTACCTTTCTGATAGGGCAAATACCGTTTTGTTTTTGCCACACTTTACGTAACGTAACTTTGTCTGCTGTTCTTTGTGGACATAACTGAACAAATCCAGTTTTATCATAACCCATTTTTTCTAATTCATTTAGAACTAAAGCAACCTTTTTTCTAATTTCCCAAGGTGTATGTTTACCAAGTAAATCTTCAAAAGGTGTTGGTTGATCTGGATCACTACTGTGTAACTTTCTATTAGATAAGTTATCAATTGCCTCTAGTAATGCAGGACCAAAGAATGGAAACTCTATCTTCCAATCATCTTTATATTTACCATATTTAAATTCTAAACCACAAACTATATCAAAGTAAAGATTTAGTTTACTAGGATTTTTTATAGTTTGTTTTTCGCCACCATCAAATATATTAGTTGCTTTTAATATATTGTAGATTAACGTAAATTTTTGTTCGGCTTCTACAAGTAATTCATCAACTATCTTTTTTGAATTAAAATAATGATCTGTAGCAACCATCTTATCTAAGTTAGCAGTGTTGGTGATTGTAAAACAATATTCGTTATATTGTAATTTATTAAGTAACTTATGAAGACACTTAACGATAAAGTCATTTACCTTATAACGACTCATATCGTTTTCAGTAAACTTACACTTGTCAAACAACAATGCTTTTTCAGTGTAAACATTATCACTATCTGTTTGCCATAAGAAATCTGATATGGCACTGATACCATAAGAGTCAAATGTATTTCTTAATTCTTCGTCAATCATCTTAACGCCATTATCAATTATTCTCATAACTAGACCCTTCTCTTCGTTGGTCATGTCTTTATGATAAACTGAAAATACCCATTTATGATTATCAAAATTTTTTCTTAAAAAGACACCATACTTTTGTTGTTTTAATTCTGACCAAGTACATGCATCAAATTTAATTTCTACTTTGTTACCTGTACCATCAATATCAACATAGGCAGTACCAGGTTTACATTTAATTTTATCGGCATATATTTCTGCAATGATACCAGATTTTTGATTGCCGTCTAGCATTTCTAATTCTCTATCTTTATCTTTTAATTCAGCAATTAGTTTATCTCTATCGGTAATAGGATTATAGTCATCTGACCAACCCTCTGTATCCCTCATAGACATCATTGTAGTAATGTCATTCTGAATCATTGATGTAAATAATTCTGATTTTTGTTGATCTGACCACAGACCTCTTTTACGTTGTTTTTTTAATCTAAAATTTAAACTACCTTTAGACTCTTTTAAAAATACATCTTCGGTAGTAATATCAAATGTAATATTTGGTATTGGTTTGTTTTTATAACTCATTATATTTCTCCGTGTAGTTGTCAATTAACTGTAGTCCAATTAATGAGAGTGGCCTTGCGGCCACTCCTTGGACTACACTATGGATAGATTTAGGCAGCGATATCCTCATCACTGTCCTCCTCACTATCATTGTCATCTTCTATTTGTGAAGCCACATCTTGTTTTCTTTGGTCCTCAATAATGTCTTCAACACTAGCACCAGAGTCAACTTTAGTATATAACTCTACAAACGAAGTTTTTGTATCATCATCAAATCTATTAGTACATAACTGAATAGCCTTGACTTTATCACCGAAGATAGCATATGCCTGTGCAATATGTACTAGTCTTCTGGTAGAGATAATCTCATCTACGCCACCGTCATAAAAAGTTTTTCTAATAACGTCTGCCCAAGTAACTAACTTGTCAGCAAATTTAACATCTGATTTACCAGATGATTTTAGTACGTTACTGATAATCTTTTTTTCAGTAGCAACTGTTGGATACTTTTGTTCAAATGTAACTGGAAATCTTTCAAGGAAAGCCTCGTTAAGAACATTAGTACCGATAAACTTACCGTCTTCACTACCTTGTCCTTTAGTATTGGCAGTAGCAATCACGTTAAAACCATCTTTAGGTTTTACAAACTTGTTTATCTTTTTAACAAACACACCTGAACCTTCAAGGATAGGTTGTAAACACATAATCTTATTACTTGCCAAGTCAATCTCATCAAGTAAAAGAATAGCACCTCTCTCCATTGCCTCAATAACAGGACCATTTTGCCATACAGTTTGGCCATCTTTAAGTCTATAACCACCTAATAGATCGTCCTCATCAGTTTCAATAGTGATGTTAACTCTAATTAATTCTTTTTTGTTCTCAGCGCAAGCCTGAGTAACACCCATAGTTTTACCATTACCAGAAAGACCTGTAATGAATACAGGATAAAACTTACCTGATTTAATGATATTTTTTACGTCTGGATAATTACCAAAACTAACAAATGATTTATCTTTAGTAGGTACAATATTACCAGTTAAAGAAGAAACAATATACGCCGCTTCTTTGTTAGTAGTAGCAACAGGTTCATCTTTAGATACAGATTTCTTTACATCAATTGTAACAGACTCACTGTCTGTAGGTAATTTGTAAGAACCTTTATCTGCTTTGAACTTAGCATTTTTTACAAGCCAACTCGGTGCATATTTCATACCAAGTTTTTTTGCAACCTTAACTAATTCTTGTCTAGTTAAGACATCTTTGCCAAACATGTCATAAGCAGTTTTGACAAATTGTTGTTGTTTATTATTTAACATTATGTAGTCCTTTCTTGTTTAATGTTATAGTATATGCTACCATGGATTGCATTAAAAGTCAAGCATAAAAAAACGTTGATTTTACTAGTATTTTTATACATATTATGCAACCTGTGATATAAATTTGTTCAATAATACTCTACTTGTGATTCGATTCTTCATACTTTTACCAAATATTTGTTTAATTTTACCAACTTTCATATCAGTATTAATAGTATCTAAATCAGTGTTTTCAACATTCATTTGTTTACCATTAATTAAATAGAACTCATTGTAACCTGCCTCTTTTGCAGTTGTACACTTGTCTTTTGAAAATTGTTTTTTTCTAGTTTCAGATGTATCATCTAATCTACTAAAATATCTTTCACCATCATAACCTCTAAGTCTTTTAATAATATAAAAACCAATAGTTGTTACCTTGTGTACTTTTCTAAACATATCTAAAAAGTTAGCAGTAATATCAGAACCATAGAAATAATAAGAACTAAAATGTTTTTTGTTTTGGCAAAAATACTTTTTACCATGTCTTAACATTGCCATACCTCTAGCACTTCTATTGTATAACTTACCTTCATCATTTAAGGCATAGACGCCATTACTACTGTTAGCAGCACCATCTGTTAATGTGATTAAAGATAATTTTTCAACTTTATATTTGTTTTTAAACGCAGGAACAATTTTATGTAACGCAACTAAAGCCTCGTTTAAAGGTGTTGAACCTAAGTTAAATTCTCTCGGCATACCAAAGTTATTGTAGGCAGGCGTACCATATTCATCCCTACCATATCTAGTATATCTATTTTGATAATACTTTGCCATAGAATATAAGTACATCATTGATTCATCTAATTCTCTTTTGTTTAAAGTGTGATTGGCAACTTCAACTAAATTAAAAGTAGATAAACTTAGATCACCAACTTTTTTATTGTAAGCTGCTTCTTCTAGTTTTTCGTCATAGTGATTATCATTTACAAAGAAATAAACTTTGTAAGGTATATTAATTTTTTGACAGAACCAAACTAAGTTACATAATTGATCTACAGTTTCTTTAATAACATCTGCCATTGAACCAGACCAATCAAGCAACATAACCATACCGTGGTTTTTTGAATCTGGTAATACTGTTAATCTTTTAAATATATCATCACTAAATTTGTAATTCTTTAATTTTAGTGGATCAATAATACCTGTCTTATCAGTATTTGCTCTTCTATATGCAGTAGCAGATTTTTTCATTTCAAATTCTTTAACTAAGTACATTACAGTTTTCTTATTATCATTTTTGAATTTTTTGAAATCATCTTTTAACCATGTATAATATTCTTTACTACCATGGTCTTTTTTCATTTCATCTTTAATATAACTTCTAAACATCTTAATAAACTTTTTTTGTTTAATTAAAAGTTTGTTAACATTCATATCAGGCATATTATAATAAGTGTAAGATTTATCTTTGTCATAAAGATCACCTTTATTATTCTCATAATTTACGTCTGTGATTGCAATAAATTTTTTCTTTGAGTCTTCATTACCAGCACCACCTTTTGTAACACTAGTTGACTCATCGCCATCGGCATCATCATCTGAAGATTCTTCCGATTTAATTTTATCTGACTCTTCAATTGCCTTTTCAAAATCTGATTTGTCTTCACCATCTTTAGTATCTTTTTGTGTACTAGTATCATATGCCTTTAACAAGTCATCCATCTTAGGTATAGATGAAAGTTTATTAACTTGTTTTTTCTGCCAATCTAACATTTCTTTTGCAAGTTTAACAACTTGATTAAATGTTTTTAATGCATCAACTTTTTTCAACCACTGTCTTTCAGTAAGATTGAAATTAAATTTTAATCTATTTAATGATTTTGATCTTAAATTAATTTTATCAATTAACATTAATTCAGAATCAATATTTTTAGTTTTGATACCAAAGAAATCTTGTTTTTGCATAACATCAAAACCATTCAAGTAATTTCTAACTACACCTGGATATTTTTTCTGAATTAACTTGTCAATTCTAGTATCTTCTAATACATTTACATATGATCTTAATTCATCATCATCTTTGATTTTTTTCCAACCATCTGTAGGTGTATATAAAGCGTGAGAGCACTCATGTGCGATTAACATATCGTAAACGTCACCTGATTGTACTTTAAAAATAGGTAGGGTTAATATTCTGTTAACTGTATCAAACGAAGCAGTTTTAACTTTGTTATGTTCAACTGTTAAGTTTTCTGTTGCGATTAACTTAGCAAGTTGTGATTTTGTATCTATATTGATATTTTTCTGTGTAGTCATAATATTATGCTACCATAAAACATCAATAAAGTCAAGCATTTATTTTTTATTGAAAAATAAAGGTTTTTAGACTACTTATGTTCTTGTTTTGTTCTATTTTACTTTTTAAAGATGAAAACAGGTTCGTATTTTGCACCTGATTCTTGTGATGATAGTTGTAGTCTAAAAGTATCAATATGCTCGTATCCAACGCTCTTTGCCAGTTCTACGGTGTCTTTTTCAAAGGTTTTATGTGACTTAATATCAGCAACATTCATTGCCATTATTTTACCTTTTTTAAGACCTCGTTTTACATTTTCCATAGTCTTTCTTAGAAAACCATTATTCCACTCTTCATTTGTAGAAAACTGTTTAAAAGATTGACCCTCGTCTTCACTATATTTTTCCCAATTAAAATATGGTGGACTTGTAAATGCAAAATCTATTGATTCTTCTTCTGGTTGAAATACCTCACTACCTAATTTATGTAATTGATAGTTTCTATTTTTTCTACCAAACTGTTTTGCAATTTCCGTATTACCTTTAAATGTTTCTGTTGCAGGATCAGTACCTATGTAATTTACATCTGATATAATAGCACCTAATATTCTACCACCATAACCCATTGACATATCTTGCACATTTGCACCTGGAAAAGCAAAGTGTTGATATAAAACAGCGGCAGCAGTTGGTCTAAAATTAGATACAACTTGTGTGCCACTGTATCTCATTAACATTGATCTTAATACTGAGCCACATCTATATTTTGAATTAATCTGATCTTCATCTTCAAACAAACTAGCATTTGATGGTATTAAATCACTTAATAGTTTTTTAGGAAAAAAAGTACCTGTTAGTAACTTTCTAATACCTTTTCTAAAATGTACATCATCATTAAATATTTCTTCAGGTGTTCTCATAGTGCCACACTGAATACCCCAATGATGACTCATGTAAGACCACGCAAGTGAAAGGCCTGCATTATGTGGTTTAATAATTTTATTTTTAAATAGAGAACCTATATCTGCTTTTTCTAATTCTTTAAATTTTTTATCTCGCCATTTAGTTTCTTTTGGATAATCTGGAAAACCCTCATTTCTCCAAAACGTAAAAACTTCTTCAATCATATTATTTAAATCTTCTTCAGGTATAGGTTTAGAGTTTGTAGGTAAATTACCTTTTCTAGTAATTCTTTCTACATTCATTATACCATCATCACCTAAAAATGATTCTAATGAAGATGATCCTTTTAAGTCTTTTAATTGTTTCATTTTCCTACATTCCAAAACAGTGCGTTTTTCTTTGCATACTTTTTAATAAATGGCCATGCCTTTGCGTCATAAGTTGGTGCTGATGGAAAAGGTGGTGCCTCTTCTTTTTTAATAGGTTTATCAAACTTATAATCTGATCTATAAAATTTTGCTCTACCTATTTCTCTTTCACTCATTTTATGTCCAACTGATACTACGTGTATCTCTTTATCAGGAAATGCTTTCTGTAAACCACGTGATAAAGTACCACTTGATCCTACTGACCATAATTCACTGATTTGTATATTATACACTATTTCCATATTTTTTGCAAGCCTGTAAATATCCTCAATAACATAAGGGTGTTCTAAACCTAAAGGAAAGTTTCTACGTGTGGTTGTGTCTTCATTATAATAATCTCTAGCACGTTTTAGAGTTACAGGTAACATACCATTTGGTACCCACCTTATATCTGCACCATAGTCCAATGCTTTCTTTTGATATTCATGTAGATTATTGAGATTTCTTTTTGCCATAAAGAAAGTTGCCTTTGCACCATAAACTTTTGCTTGTAGTGTTAAAGACATTTGAGCATATCCTGTTGCAGGACAACCACCAAACACAAATTCTTTACAACCTTTTTCAACTTCTTCTCTTACATAACGATCTATAAATCTTCTTTTAGA